AGGATTCATGAGGAGTTCAAGAACATCCTCCGTCTCCTGTCGTTCGACAGCAAGGGCTACGAGATCTTCAGGCGTTGGTATGTGGACGGGAAGGTCTACTTCCACCTCATCGTGGACGAGGACAATCCCAAGAAGGGCATCCTTGAGGCTCGCTATGTCGATCCGCTGAACATTCAGAAGATCCGAGAGTTCAAGAAGGAGACCCGCCCCGATGGCACCAAGATCATCACGGGATATCGCGACTTCTACCTGTACAACAAGGACAACCCGCGCGTGGGTAGCCCAACGGGACTCAAGATCAGCGAGGACGCAATCGCGTTCTGCTCGTCGGGACTCTTCGACACCCGCTATCGTCGCACCGTTCGATATCTGCACAAGGCGATCAAGCCCCTGAATCAACTCCGCATGATGGAGGATTCGGTGGTCATCTACCGCATCTCCCGCGCACCCGAGCGTCGTATCTTCTACATCGATGTAGGTAACCTCCCCAAGACCAAGGCGGAACAGTACCTCAAGGATCTGATGAACCGCTACCGCAACAAGTTGGTCTACGATGCCTCCACGGGCGAGATCAGGGATGACCGCAAGTTCCTCAGTATGATTGAGGACTACTGGCTACCCCGTAAGGAAGGCGGCAAGGGAACCGAGATTCAGACCCTGTCGGGAGCGCAGAACCTTGGCGAACTGACCGATGTCATGTACTTCCAGAAGAAGTTGTACAAGGCTCTCAATGTGCCTTCCTCCCGTTTGGAGCAGGACAGGGGCTTCCAACTTGGTCGTGCCGCCGAGATCAACCGCGACGAACTCAAGTTCAGCAAGTTCGTCAACCGTCTCCGTAGCAAGTTCAACGAACTGTTCCTCGACCTACTCCGCAAGCAGTTGATTCTCAAGGAGATCATCAAGCCCGACGAGTGGTCGAACTTCAAGGAACACATCTTCTTCGACTACCTCAAGGACAGCCACTTCACGGAACTCAAGAACGCCGAGTTGCGCCGTGGTCAGTACGAGGAACTGAATAATGTTGAGAAATACATAGGTAAGTACTTCTCGCATCACTATGTCCGCACACAGATTCTGGGCATGAGCGAGAACGAAATGGTCGAGATGGATCGTCAGATCAAGAAGGAACGCAACCTGGGTCTATACCCGCCCGACAACAGTTCGTTCGGTCTTCAGTAAGGAGAGCAGATGGAGCATCTACGCAAGGCAATCGACGCTGTCATGGAGAAAGAGCCGAGTGGCTTCAAGGAAGCCATTCGTCTTGAACTCATGTCCCGTCTAGGGGAGTCGCTCGACGCGGCTCGTTCTGCCCTTGCCTCGACCATCGTAGAGGTCAATGTGGGCGCACCTTCCGCCCCTCCCTCCACCCTGCCTTCAAAGAAGATGGTGGCACCACAGTCCCCCGCCGCAGGCGTTGAGAACGAGCCTCCTTCGGGAGTGGACGAGGATCTGATGAAGGAGATTCAGGCGATCTTCGGAATGGGTGCCAAGGCTGAAGCCGAGAAGCCCACCGCGAAGGACGATGACATCTCGCTCGACCCCAACTTTGAGAAGGAGTATCTAAACAAGTCCTTCAAGGTTGGTGCCCACAAGGTGCAGTTCAAGCAGATCGGTCTTGGTCTGTCCAAGCCTATCCGCGTCTATGTGGATGGTGAGAGATGGGAACTGTTCCCAGGCCCAGAGGCTGCTAACAAGGCGGTCAAGGAATACATCAAGGAACTTGAAGCCGAGGCTCAAGCCACGGAGAAGCAAAAAGGAACCTAAAGGAAGCAACCATGGATAACCTAACCAATGCCATCGACGCTGTCATGAACAAGGAAGCCCTTGGCTTCAAGGAAGCGATCACCACCGAACTCGCCCGTCGCCTGCATACCGCCTTGGACGAGGCTCGTTCCTCCGTTGCCAACGCCGCCATCAATAGCGTTGTCGAGGAGACCGAGACCACCGAGGAAGAGGACATTCAGGAGAAGGTCGAGATCGACGGACGCACATCCGCCTATCGCGCTACCGTGACCCGCATCGAACAAGCCCGCAAGATGCGTGAGCAGAGAGCCAAGTCCAAGGAGATGGCGGAAGCCGACGAGAAGTTCAATGGTCTCTATGACGATGGCAGCGGTCGTGGTGCCCGCATTCCCAAGCCTCTCGACATCAATCCCAATCGCTTCACTCACCTGACCAAGGAGTCGGTCGAGATCGAAGAGGACGAGTACGCGGGTGCCGTCGCCATGCAGAACGGCAAGTTCACCATGAAGGAGGAGGAACTCTCCCCCAAGCAGAAGGCTTACCGTGCGTTCTTTGAGAAGGCTCTGAAGAAGTTCGGCGCGGATTCTCCTGCCGAAATGGACACCGCCAAGAAGAAGGAGTTCTTCAACTACATTCAGAAGAACTGGAAGGGATAACCCATGCCAAAGATAGCGATCACTTTCAAGGACACAGGAAGGGCGAAGGCTTTCATGAAGCACTTCGGGACTCTTGGTCTTACTACAGCCAAGGCATCCGCCAAGGGTTCAAGCATCATGGTGACCGTATCTGACTCCGATGAGGCGAAGGTGGTTCGTTCTTTGGTGAAGGACATGAATGAGCAGTTCAAGAGGCAAACCCTTTCATCTGCCCTGTCCGAGTCCATCAGAGGCTGCATCAGCGAAAACAAGGCTAGAAACATGAGACTGATCGACGGCAGTATTGTCCGTCTCACCCCCGCGCGGGCGCAGGCGTTCGCGCAGACGCACGACAACATGTCGGAGCAGACGCAGATCAAGATGCGTCGATTGGTAGTCGAGTCTGCCAAGGCGTTCACCGAGATCATGGACTTCTGCAAGCAAAGGAGCAAGACCGATGGGGACAAGTGAATATCTCGTATCCTCACAGAAGCGTTGCGTGGTCAAGGTCACCGTCGATGGATCGGGTGCCACCTTCAGCCTAACGGGTGCCGCATGGGGCGGAACTGCTTACTCCTATGACGGAACCCATGTCGATGGAGCCAATTGGTATCTGCCCAAGGACAAGGATGTCGCTCTTGCAACCGTGGCATATGCCTTGAGTGGAAATTCTGCCACTCTCGACTTCAGCAGCGGAACCCGTGCTTGGGTTCTCCCAGCCAATGGCGATGGTCTCATTCATTTCGAACGCTTCCCGATCAAGAACACGCTGGGCGGAACTGGTTCAACGGGTCAGTTTACCGTGACAAGCACAGCCACCGCAGGCGTTGTCATCATGGAGTTCGTCCGAGGCGACTACTGAAACAAGGAGAAACACCACGATGAAACTGTTCTGTGACATCAACGAGGACATTCAGATCCTCACCGAAGAAGCCACCCCTGGCAAGAAGAACTACTACATCGAAGGGGTCATGCTTCAAGCCGACATCAAGAATCGCAACAACCGCGAGTACCCCATGGAGGTGCTTGAGCCAGAGGTGAAGCGTTACAGCGACACCTTCGTCAAGCAGAAGAGAGCGTTCGGTGAACTTGGTCACCCCGAGGGGCCAGTCATCAACCTTGAGCGCGTGTCCCACATGATCACCGATCTGCGCCGTGAAGGCAAGAACTTCATCGGTCGCGCCAAGATCATGGACACCCCCTATGGCAAGATCGTGCAGAACCTGATCGATGAGGGTGCCAAGTTGGGCGTTTCGTCCCGTGGCATGGGAACCCTTGAGCAGAAGGAAGGTCGCTCGTTCGTCAAGAACGACTTCCAACTCGCCACCGCCGCCGACATCGTGGCGGATCCCTCTGCCCCCGATGCCTTCGTCAGAGGCATCATGGAAGGCAAGGAATGGGTATGGAACAACGGCATCCTTGTCGAAAGGAAGGCCGAGGAGATGAAGCGGGAGATCAAGAAAGCCTCCCGTCGCGACCTAGAAGAAGCCAAGATCCGCGTATTTGAGAGGTTTCTACGGAATCTCTGAAAACGCTAAATAACCATTAGCCAACGAGCCAAGGAGAATCATTCAAATGGATTCATTCAACAACGACACCGACGAGATTCTTGAGGACATCCTTGACGAATCTGAAATCGAAACCCTTCTTGACGAGGTCGAGGAGGACACCACCGACGAGGACGAGACCATCGAAGAGGCTACCGCTGCCGTCGATTCCGCCACCAAGCAGAAGGCGAATCTGAAGGCTTCGAAGGCTATGGGCGAGGGAGGTCTCACCTCCAAGGTCGCCTCCGCTTCGAAGGAGTCCTCTAAGTTCAAGGGACTCTACAAGGACGGAACGGGCGGCGGTGCCGTTGTTCCCGAGCCTGTCGAGACCGACACCTCTGCCTCTGGCGACAAGCAGAAGAAGAACCTCGACGCGAAGCGCATGGCGAAGGAGGAACTCGACCTCCACATGGATGCCATGTTCGGTGGAGAGGATCTATCCGAGGACTTCCGCGTCAAGGCTACCACGATCTTTGAGACCGCCGTCAACGAGAAGGTCTCCCAGATCGAAGCCGAGTTGAGCGAGGAGTACGAGACCCGCGTTGCCACCATCACCGAGGAGATCAAGAGCGAGATGACCGAACACCTCGACTCGTACCTCTCCTATGTGATTGAGCAATGGATGGAGGAGAACCGTCTCGCTGTCGAGAAGGGTCTTCGTACCGAGGTAGCCGAGGGCTTCATCGAAGGTCTCCGCAACCTGTTCCTTGAGCATAACATCGAAGTGCCGCAGGGCAAGACCGATCTGCTTGACGAGATGGCCGACAAGGTCGAGGAGACCACGGCTGCGCTCAACGAGGAGATGAACAAGAACATCGAACTCGCCAATCAGATCGCCAACTACAAGAGAAGCGAGATCATCTCGTCTCTCTCCGAGGGTCTCTCCCTCACCGAGAAGGAGCGTTTCGTCTCCCTCTCCGAGAATGTCTCCTTCGATGACCTTGAGGACTTCAAGTCCAAGGTCGAGGTCATCCGTGAGGGATACTTCAAGTCAGACAATGTCCTCACCGAGGGTGTGGATGCGTACACCGAAGAGGTTGTCGGATTCAACGCCGAGGATGAGGATCAGCCCAAGTCCCAGTCTCTATCCGAGAGCATGAGTTCATACTCGCAAATGCTCTCTCGTTTGAATCGCAACCGCAAGTAAACCACTAACTCCATAGGAGAATAATCAGATGGATATCACGATTTCCGAGGCCCTTCAGAAGAAGTGGCAACCCATTCTGGAGCATCCCGAACTTCCCGAGATCTCCGATCCCTACAAGAGAGCCGTCACCACGGTCCTCCTTGAGAATCAGGAGCAGTATCTCTCCGAGGCTGCTCCCGCCAACTTTGCTGGCAGCATGCCTGACACGGGCGGCGTTGCCAAGTGGGATCCGATTCTCATCTCGCTCGTTCGTCGCGCGATGCCGAACCTGATCGCCTACGACATCTGCGGCGTTCAGCCCATGTCTGGCCCCACGGGTCTTATCTTCGCCCTCAAGTCCCGTTACAACACCCAATCTGGTGCCGAGGCTCTGTTCCAAGAGGCTGATACCAAGTTCTCTTCTAGCACGGGCAACTACACGGGCGTTGGCTACACAGGTGGTTTTGGAGGAACGAATTCGGACGCGACAGCCATGACCGAGATCGCTGGCGGAAACAACAACCCCGCTGTCGATCCGTTCTTTGGATCTGCCGTGACTGCGACTGGCTTTGCCAACTACGGCATCGGTAGTGCTACTAACTACGCGACCAACTCTGGTCTTTCCACGCTTCAGGGCGAGTCCCTTGGTCAGGGTGGATCTGACGGTCAGTTCTCGCAGATGGCGTTCAGCATTGAGAAGACTCAAGTTCTCGCCAAGACCCGTGCGCTCAAGGCTGAGTACACGATGGAACTTGCTCAGGATCTCAAGGCGATCCACGGTCTCGACGCTGAGACGGAACTCGCCAACATCCTGTCGAGCGAGATCCTTGCCGAGATCAACCGTGAGGTCGTTCGCACGATCTACCGCAACGCTCGTCTTGGTGCCCGCACGGGAACCACGCAGAATCGCGGCGTGTTCGACCTCAATGTCGATTCGAACGGTCGTTGGTCGGTCGAGAAGTTCAAGGGTCTCCTCTTCCAGATTGAGCGCGAGTGCAATCAGATCGCCAAGGACACCCGTCGCGGTAAGGGCAACTTCGTCATCTGCTCGTCGGATGTCGCTTCCGCCCTCGCCATGGCTGGCGTTCTTGACTACGCTCCCGCCCTGTCCACCAACCTCAATGTTGATGACACGGGCAACACCTTCGCTGGTGTTCTGAACGGCAAGTTGCGGGTCTACATCGACCCCTACTCGTCCTCTTCGGTCACCCATGAGTTCTTCTGCGTCGGCTACAAGGGTTCCTCGCCCTACGACGCGGGTATGTTCTACTGCCCCTATGTGCCCCTACAGATGGTGCGCGCGGTCGGTGAGAACACCTTCCAGCCGAAGATCGGATTCAAGACTCGTTACGGAATGGTCAACAACCCATTCGTCACGGGTACTGACAACCTCCCGATCCAGGATGTGGATTCGGTCGCCGCTACCCGCAGCAACCAGTACTACCGCATCGTGAAGGTCAACAACCTCTTCTGATAGGTAGCGACAAGATCAGAACCACAGGGGGCGGGGTAAAACCCGCCCCTTGTTGTTTCTAAATACTACCATGGAGAAGGACTACGGCATACCCACATCGGCTGCGGGAAATCGGTTGACGAGTCAGCCAACCGAACGCAACCTCACCATGCCCACGAACTTCAGGTTCGTGCTTCCGCGTGTACCCAACGCCGTCTACTTCTGCCAATCCGTCTCGTTCCCAAACACCTCCTGTCCGCAGTTGAATGTCGCCACGGGATGGATGCCTCTCAAACTGCCTGGTTCCGAGGTATCACACGAAAATCTGACCTTTACCTTCCTCGTAGATGAGGACATGACCAACTACCGCGAGATTCAAGGATGGTTCCGCAAACTCCTAGCGATGGCTTACGCAA